TTCTTCACACGCTCTGTCTGCTATCCGGCAGCCTGACCACCATGTCACTTGCGTGTAGCCCTATCGCTTCACCCGTTCCTTCCTACTTGCTTTGTTTTGAGTAGATGTTTTATCTACTGACACAACAATACCATTCAGTAGATAAAATGTCAACACTTTTTTATAAAAAATTTGATAAAAGTTGATATTCAATCTATTTTATGGTATTCTTTAAGCATAACCAACCGGGAAGAAGGTGATTAAATGACAATAGGTGAAAGGATAAAAGCAAGGCGGGATGAATTAGGAATGTCACAAGAAGAACTTGCACATAAGATTGGATATAAAAGCAAAACTTCCATAAACAAAATCGAACTTGGTATTCAGGAATTACGGCAATCAAAAATAAAACAGATTGCTGATGCACTCCAAACAACTCCAGCTTATATCATGGGTTGGAAGGAAACAGAAGAAGATCAGCAGTTAAAAAAGTGTCGTGAACTATTCAAGAAATGTCACGGTTCAGATGCTTATGATGTGGTTTCCTTGTATCTCACCCTTGATAAATCCGACAAAAATGTTGTAAAGACTATGATTGAATCATTGCTTTCAGCAGAAAAATATTCTGTTAAAAAAGAATCATTGAACGCATAGGCAATATCATCATGGTTGATTTTTCAAAAAGGTAACTGTTGGTAACGGGTAACTGTTGCTTTTTTATACTGTATATTTTACTTTTTATATTCTTATTCATATAAGATATTTTATTATTAAGAAAAATACTACCAAACAGATACCAACCGTTACTATATTGAAAACACTGTATTTGCAACAGTTACTTGAACCGTTACCAACCGTTACGAACGGTTACCACAAAGAAGGGAAGGTCAGATTTATGAAAAAAGTCATTAAACTTGTCGTTTTAGCAATCGTTGTTATTTTCGTGATTATGGTTGTGAAGGATATTTCAAAGAATCCCATTCAGAAAAAAGAAACATCATCAGAAGAAATCCCGGTCATATTAGATGCAGATGCCTATTCAAGAATTTCATCTGAACAGTTGATTGAATTACTTGGTGAACCAAAGTCAACGGAAGATTGGAACAATGAAAATTCCAAAGGCACATTTCAAATGCAGCTTTATACTTATGACTTAGATGGAATGTATACAGAATTTATTCTGTATGAAGATGCTGTTGTCAAGATCAGATGCTTTGCAACTGAACCGTGGGAAATCAAGAAAGACTTTGACAATGTGTTCAAAATGTTCAACATTACGATAAAAGATAGTGCAAGGAAGGTTGTTGACACGGGTGTTACTTATAAGTTTTCACCAGTATCAGACACCGTTGCAGAATTTGAAGTTTATAATTTTGATTCAGAAAAGCACACATTTGATTCAGTCTATATCACATACAATTTGAATTATTTTGATGACCCTAATTAACTGAACAAAAAATGAACCCCAACCGTTGCAGCGGTCAGGGTTCTAATAACTCTATACCAAGGAATAGGA